AAGAAAGACGAAGAAGTTCGTGACTACTTTGTGGCAAACTTTATTTCATCAGATTCCCCCGAAAAGATATGGATTGGAGAATTAATAAAAGAAGGAGAAACCGAGTATCAAAACTGGCGCAAAAGGACGCAGAGTTTGAGTTACTTGTTCAGAGAACAATCCGAAGAATTGCTATCGTTGAACGGATTAGAGACACTGTTCGACTGTTCCAATGGTCATCCAATTCTCCTCAAAAAGTATCTTGGTGGAAAAGTTTCACTAGAAACTTTAGTGATCTATGATAGAATATTTGAGTTCAGGAAACGGTTCGATAAACAACTGGATGACCCCATCTGGGGTTCGGTTTCCCTCAAAATCAAGAAGTACGAACCCTTTCTAAATATCGATGTGCCAAAGCACAAACAAATCCTAAGGAGTATGATCTGTGAGTGATTTCTTTAAATCTGATGTAGTTCGTGCCGAGCTCGCAGAAATCAACCGACTGCAGGAAGACATCTATCAAAACATGGCTTCCTTTGATTCTCTTACTTTGGAAGAGAAACTTGAAAACCTGACTCTTCTTGACAATCTGGTTGACAAGCAACAAATTATGTGGACTCGTCTCTCCCTTGCGGGTGACGATCCCGATGCGGTTCAGATGAAGGAGCAAATCCAGGCATCTGCTATAATGATGGGGTTCCCAAAGAACACCGATGTGGGTGTCTTGTTCAGTAACATGAAAAAGACCCTTGAGGAAGTCCGTAGTCGTGTTGACAACAACTCCTAATCATCCTAAAATACACAAGTCAAAGGCCAAATCTAATGTCATTCGCAAATCTCAAAAAGCAGTCCTCTCTGGGTTCTCTGACCAGCAAACTGGTTAAGGAAGTCGAGAAGATGAACAGCAATGGTGGTTCTGGAGATGATCGTCTCTGGAAGCCCGAGGTAGATAAAGCAGGTAACGGGTATGCTGTCGTCCGTTTTCTTCCTGCTCCCGAAGGGGAAGACCTGCCTTGGGCAAAGATGTACTCCCATGCCTTCCAAGGTCCTGGTGGTTGGTACATCGAGAACTCTCTGACTACTCTGGGTCAGAAAGATCCCGTGTCGGAACTGAACTCCCAGCTGTGGAACAGTGGGATTGATTCTGACAAGGAAGTTGCCCGTAAGCAGAAACGCAAACTCTCTTACTATGCTAACATCTACGTCGTGAAGGATCCTTCTAATCCTCACAACGAAGGTCGTGTGTTCCTCTACAAGTTTGGTAAGAAGATCTTTGACAAGATCATGTCTTCCATGCAACCTGAGTTTGAAGACGAAGATCCCATCAACCCCTTTGACTTCTGGGCTGGTGCTGACTTCAAGATCAAGATCAAGAAGGTTGCTGGTTACTGGAACTATGATTCCAGTGAGTTTGCCCGTGCTAGCACTCTGGGTGATCTGGATGACTCTGAACTGGAAGAGATCTGGAAGAAGGAATATTCCCTCGCAGAACTCACTGCTCCTGAACAGTTCAAGTCCTATGATGACCTGAAGAAGCGTCTGGACTATGTTCTGGGTAATACTCCTTCCCGTCGTCGTGTAGACGAAGAGGTTGAGAATGAGGATGATGATCGTGGTTCTTACACCCCTGACTTCGGTTCCCGTTCGAAACCCGTCCCTCAAGACCTGAAGGACGAACTGAGTGCTCTGAGTTCCTCTTCTAGCAGTGATGAAGAAGACGATACTCTGAGTTACTTCCAGAAGTTGGCAGAGTTCTGATCACCGATCCCCCTGAGAAATCAGGGGGATTTTACTTTGATATTATCTGTCTTTCTAAGATTTTTACTAACATACAGAGATGTGCCTGGTTTATACTTCATTACCGTCTCAACCTCTCTCCTAATACTTGGGACAAAGGATGGTTTTACTAGGTTTATTTCTTTTTTCTTTTCATTTTGCTCTGTCTCATACTCCCAGTTAGTAATACCCTGTACGGGATTTAACGTGGATGTTGGATTATCTGGGTTAGGAATAGTAAAGTTTTGATTGACAACATATCCAGC